TTTTACTTAGCCTTCTAGCCAAGTAACATTAACCGTAGCAGTTCCGCTAGCAGTAATAGCAGCCACTTCGTCTCCCTCCACCACTGTAAATATCTCTGATTCTCCAACATTTAGCTGTACACCGTTGGCAACAGTGGCAGTGGGGTCAGCGCCTGGACCGATTTTAACATAGGCCAGGGCACTTGCCGAGATTCTTGCCTTGGTAATCTGAGCAGGGCATCCTCCAGAGCGAGTAGCTCCAGAACTAGTAGTGGCGGATAAGTTTTCGCTGGAATTTACTCTATAGTAGTTGTTTTGACGAGCCATTTTACCTTCCTCTACGCTTTGATGTTTTTATCGGAGTTCATTTCAAAACCTAGCTCTATACCTTTGAGCTTTAACTCTTCCTGTTTCATAGCCATTTCATGCTCGGTTTCTACCCGTTCAAGCTCTAGCTTAGCTGCTTTAATTTCAAGTTCCTTGGCTTTAACCTGTGCTTCTAGCTTAGCAGCTTCGGCAATGGTTAACTGGGCCTGTGCTTGAGCCTGGGCTAGTTGTTCTTGCGGAGTCGGTCCTATGGGTTCTGTGGACGGCGTGGTTACAAACTTGTCCACGTTTTTAATACCCATCTCGTCCGCTACTTCTCGCATCAGATTGTATATATTATTAGGCTGGACAATGCCCTGGGTCTGTTGAGCTACCTTTTCCATTAACATGGCGTAGTTGTTTAAATTTTGTAGTCGTATGTCTTGGTCGCCGTAGCCTATGCCTACTTCTATATCTACATCCAGGTCTTCGCGCCAGCTGGAAGGGTCTATGGCGTGGTAAGCGTTGTTAAGCCTTACAAGTTTTTCCCTATCTTCGTATCTTTGGATCAGGTTGTATATAGACTTGAACAAGTTGCGAACACCTGTATCTGCAAATACCCTGGCTATAAGCTCTAATCTCCCTTGAGAGTTGGTCAGAGCAGCGTTGGCTGCTCCTTGAGTTACGTGCGATTTAAGAACATCTGCCGATAGACCTTGAGTCTGAGGGTTTACCCCGGTGCGTCCTGACTTGATATCTTCCCAGTAGGTTAACATTTGGAAAGCGGCTGGCTGTAGAGCCGGTGTTTGTATAGGTGTTAAAGCGTTGGGGCTGCGGGTTCTGACTATGCCGCCTGGGCGGTTGGTTAGCAAGTCGTCTACATTAACCTGGCCTTCTACTATCTGGAATCTACCGTTATTGGCCAGGTACATATTATCCAATAAATTACGAGTCAGGGTAGACCTGACAAGTTGGATATCCTCCACTGTTTCGGCTACGCTTAAACCGTAAAACTTATGAGGAATAGGTATGGGGCATACGGTGCTAAAGGGGATATAGTCAATAGGTTCGAGATCAAGTATCTCCCCCCCGGAGTGGCATATTTTATGAAGAACGCTTACGCCGGAACCGTCTATGTCCAGTTTCATATACGATTCGTTTATCTCTACCTCTGTTTCAGACTCCTCACCAGACTGGTTAGGGTAAGTGTCTGTGGCGTCGTAAGAGTGTCTGGCCATGTACTCTTGACTAGTTGTAATGGCATCGGCACTGGAGCTATAGCTGGGTAGTTCCTCTACAATGTCTGGGTCGTAGCCCATTTTAATCAAATCGCTCTTTGACTTGTGCGATCTATGGCAGATAAATCTAGCATCCTCCAGAGTTTTAGCACCTCGGTTTATTAAAAACTCTTCCGGTGGTACGTTCTCCACAGTTACCTTACCGCTCATATCTGTACGGGCAAAGGTAACGTCGTGGGAAGATTCTTCTACTTCTTCTATCTCGCCTGTCTCTGGGTTCTGTACCTCTCGTACAGAGGTGGTTTCCTCGTGTTCTACTATTTCTAAATTTTCGTCCTGCTCTAGCATGGAAAATTCTTGCTCTGTCAGGTTCTGGTAGCTCTCGCTAGTGGTCTTTTCCACCTCTTCCCAGTAGTGTTTAACAATGCCTACTTTCTGCATTAAAGCGTCTAAGAACATGTTATAAAGTATCATAAAACCGTTGTTCTGCTTATAGAACACGTGATTCACATACTTGGTAGCTTGCTCTGCCACTTCCTCGTCTTCTGGACCTTCAGGGACAAAGCGTACTACGCTATCTCCCCCGGTGAAGATGCGCATCAGGCTGGGCATCATCCACATCAGAGTGTCTTGTACATCGGTTATAACAACTTGAGAACGCCCGTCTTCCTCGTTACCAAACGGCTCACCGTAGAAATACTCCATAGCCTTGGACTGTTGAGCACTTATCTCGGAATCTATATAGTCCGAGCTACCGTTGATTTCACCTTCTACTAGAGATATGATTTCTTGATCGTCTAATTCTCTAGCCATTATTTACTCACTTTCTTGAACTTTTCAAAAGTTCTAAGACCGCCTAATCCTAGAATACCCATTAGAACGGGCATCATCTGACTCATATCTATGGCAGGTAGATCGACCAGGTGACCCGCCTGAGCCAGGGTAAATTGTAATATAGGCGTCATAACATAGGTCCAGGCCAGGGCTAGTCCGCAGGACCATCCGATAAACGGTCGCCAGCCAGCGACAAACACGCTTCTGTGCGCTGCTTCTTGCTTGTTAATATCCAGCTGCGCCAGGTCAATCTTTGCAAGGTGCGTTGCCAGTTGCTGCTCTATCTGCCTCTCTGCCTTTGCCCGTTCTTCCTTGTTTTCAGGTAGAAACCTGCCTATTATATCGGTAACGGCTGGTAGCAGGGCTGGGATAAGAGCTTGTATCACTACACTATCCCTGCGTTTGAATATTCTATTTCTTTATCAAAGCCGTATTTGCGATATAGGGTTTTGGTTTTCATGCGTTCTCCAAAGCGTTCCACGCTTAAAGCGCCGTATCTCATTGCGCTTAATAGGTCGTCTTTGATTGGGACCACTTTACCGTTTTTTCTATGATAGAGGCGCATTTCTTCAAGAGTCTCAACACAGGATTTAAAAATATATAGACGACCAGTTTCCATACGTTGCAGGAGGATACTGATACCCGCTTCCACAGAGTTGTTTCCATTTAATGCTCCGTCCACTGGAGGGTTTTTAAAGTGCTCAGATAACATGTACACGCCCAAGTCTCTATACTGCTGAGCCAGTTGTATGCCGGAGCCTTTATCGTGCTGTAACCCGTCGTGGGGGAAAGCCACGGGTATACCGGGTGTTCTAGCGTTTAAGGCCGATGCGTGAGTTATAGGCGTTTCCTTGCTCCTGCGATATTCGTCGTAGATATATATTATGTCGTCGTCCGGGTCTAGCGCTATCCAGCTGATAGCTGTGGGGTGGTCAAAGCCAAAGTCTATGCCTGCTATTCTTACATAGTGCTCTGGCAAGTCGAAGTCTTCGCATATTACGTCATCTTCGGAAACCGGGTATACCAAGCCACTGCCAAATACCGGTATCCCTTTGCTCCTCATATCGCGCTCGGCTGGGCTGTAGACTGCTAACAGCTGCTCCTTTGTACTTTCGTCTAAATGTTCTACATCGTCCCAGGTGGCTGTTGTCAGGCTTTGGCCCGGTTTTAAATCGTTTAGAAAGCTGCTTACTACGTGGGTCATTCCCCTTTCCGGGGTGAATGTCATATATACTATTCCGTTTGTATCCGCTGTTCGGGTTATACATTGAGAGAAAATTTCTTGTTTAGGTTCTTCGTCGAGCCAGACAACGTCTATAGCCTCCCCCATGAATTTTTCAAAGCCCTGTTCATAGGCTTTAAAGTTGATTTGCGAGTTCCCGCCTGATTTATGCCTTATCAAGGCTGAAGAGTGAGCGTTGGGAACGCCGGGTTTTCTAACGGTTTCTACTATTCTGCTTAGCGGTATAGCTCCTGTACCTCTTTTATCCGGGTCTTGCGGGTTGCCAAATAGTTCCTTCTGTATGATATCTCTGGTAGTATCGTTAGACTCTCCCGCTGCCCAAGCTCTGACAGGTTTTTTAAACTTACGCCCCTCCCACCAGCTTGGGTATTCTCCGGTAAGGTGATAGGCCGTTTCAGCCGCTCCGCAATAGGTTTTACCTACTCTGTTAGCTGCCATCAGGATACGTTGAGGACAATCCTTACCTTCCAGGTGAAAGTTGCTCTGGTACTTGTACGGGGAGTAGCGCATAAGCCGCGTAGTGTCCCAGCGGTGCTGCTTCTCCTTTAACAGCTTTAAAACATCCTCTTTACTTTTTACCACTGTTTTTCCTACGCTTATAAACTGGTAGCTCCGTGTTTTTTGTAGAAACGACGCATTTTCTTAACTAGCGCGTCATTTTCCTTTTCTGCCTTTTCCCTACCCATATTTACCCCAATAGGTTTTGGGAATATATCTCTAAGCATAGAAAATATTTTATTAGCTTTAGGAGTCAAAAGCCTTGAAGCTACTCCATGCTTATATCCTAAAGGTATATCTGAACCTCTAGGAGAATCCGGTGTTTTTCTAGCTCTGTTTCTCTTTGTTTTTCTTGCTTTATAAGTCATAGCATGTTTCCTACTATTTCTTACTGCTACTACTGCTATCGCTTAGCTTTACCACGTTGGAGAGCATTGCTATTTGCTCGTCCAGTTCCTCGTCGCTTAGCTCCTGCACTTCTTTAATAGTGGTTTCCTGCCTATGCACGGCGTCGTAGCCTGCTCTGCTTAGTATGTCTCTGGCCGCGTTTAGCTTAACATTTTCCGACTCGGCGGAGCGCATCAGATTTTCCAACACTGATAGGGCCAGAGTAGCTGTCTCGCTAACCTTTTGCTGTATGCGTTTTTCTATGTGTTTCCAGAGGTGGCGCTGGAGCCGCTTGGAGCGGTTGGCGGGGCTGGAGCGGTTGGCCGTATATCCGGCTTGGAAGAACGCCTCTGTAGGCTCTAAGTGGTTATCTACCAGGTTGATTACAAAGTTATATTCTTTCTCAGTCAGCTCTGCTTCTAAGGATTTAGGCTCTTCCAGACTGGCATATAGCCCGGTTTGAGGATGTTGCTTGCCCCGTCCCATTAAGATTCCCCTGTTGTGATGGTGATAAGCTATTATACTACTTTATTACTAAGTTGTCAAGTCTAAGTTTTTCAATCTTCTCCAAAAATGGACAAGGAGGACGTTCAATAACAATTACCCCGTGGGGGGGTCGCGCTCTCTCTCAGTCTTATTTGCCACAGTTGCAGCAGAATTGCATGCAAAATTGCAGACAATAATGCATCTATTACCTGTACGCGCACGCTGCCGCCTGGTCAGCAGTGTATGCAATAGTGTAGGCAATGTTGCATCTACTTGCCTGCGCCAGGTTGTGACAAATTTGCAACAGTGTTGCCAGGTTGCCACAGTGTGACAAAGTTGCATCAGTTGCTGACTGGCAACAGAGTTGCAAAGTTGCAACAGAGTTGTAAAAATGTCACAGAGTGTGCGTGCGTGTGCAACAATGGTTCATATTACTA